TTGGGCTAACATAGAAGCTGATGATGTATTAAGTATCTTAGCTACTGAGTATCCTAACAGACAAGATAAGAGAATCATAGTTAGTATAGACAAGGACTTCAAAGGAGTACCAGGAATCTTCTATGACTATAACAGACAAGAATACCACCAACCAACAGAGGAAGAAGCTGACAACTTCCACTTAGTACAGACATTGATGGGAGATTCTACAGATGGATTCAGTGGAGTCAAAGGAGTTGGTCCTGTTGCAGCTGAGAGATGGTTAGATGAGAACGGATACACTTGGGAATCTGTTGTTGCTTTGTACGAGAAGAAGGGACAGACAGAACAGGATGCTTTAATCAATGCTTGGATGGCTAGGCTATTAAGAAAAGAACAATATAATAAAAAACAAAAACAAATAACAAAACTATGGACACCAAAGAACTACCAAACAGCGGACAAAAGGAGAATTACGACACAGGTGCACAGCGTGACAGGGCTACTGGACGAGGACGATTCAGCCTTATTCCTCCAATCGCCATTCGATCCCTTGCCAAACGATTTGAAGACGGAGGGAAAATGTACGGAGACAACAACTGGCACAACGGATTCCCCTTAAGTAGATTAATAGATAGTATGAGTAGACATCTGTTAGCATTAAGTGAAGGAGATGAATCAGAAGATCACGCAGGTGCTATCCTTTGGAATGCCAGTGCTTTCCTTTGGACAGAAGATATGATAAGAATGGGTAAGTTACCTGATGAACTAGATGATAGGAGTTACACATGATAGCACCAATAAAAGAAGAGAGTGAACCTTTAAAAGCTGATGGATTTGATGAAGCTATTATAGGTGTAGATTATAAACAAGGTAAGTATGTATATGCTATAGAACTTATGTTAGAGAAGATGATGCAAGAACCTACTAACATGACTATGGAGGAAGCTATAGAATACTTTGACTTCAATATAGGATGTGCTTATGTAGGAGAGATGACACCAATATACATATGGACTAACATAGACCCTGATGAATAACCTAGAAGATCAACTAATGCCTATGATAAGTGAGGCTGTTGTTAAAAGATTAGAAGAATTATTTCCTGACAAATGTCCTGACTTGACGAATTCAGAAAAAGATGTTTGGTTTAAAAGTGGACAAGTGTCTGTAATTAGATTCCTTAGACAAACTTATAACGAACAGCTTCAAGAAAACATTTTAACAAAAGACTGACCATGTGCATGTCATCACCTAACATTCCACCACCTCCTCCTCCTCCAGCACCTCCGCCTCCTCCGCCTCCTGTTGCTGAAGCACCTAAGACTGTTAGACAAACACAGCCTACTAAGAAAAGAAGAGGAGCACAGGCACAGTTGAAGCGTTCAGCTAGACCTACACTTGGAGGAGCTACAGGCGGCACTGGTGTTTACATGTCTTAACTTTTATTAACTATAACTATATAATACTATGCTTCGCACACTCTCAAAAAAGACTCTGCTATCAGCTGTTGATTCAACAGGGGCTGGCAGTTCATTCTCAGTAGAGCGTTCTAAGGGTTGGACCTTTATTATTGCTTCTTCATCCGTAACTTCAGGAGGTACAGTAGACATCGAAGCCTACATAGGTGGTGCTTGGTATGTAATACATTCTGAAGATGTAACAGCTGACGGTGCTGTAATGATCAGAGATGATCACGGTCACTATGAAAAGATAAGAGCTAATCTATCTGCAAGGACTGACGGTACATACAGCGTTTACGCAACAGGAACTACAGAGTCATTATAATTTATAATGTCTTTGATATTCACAGATCAGCTAGAGAAACCTAGTGAGATCATACCTCTTCCTAATAACTTGATCCGTCCTGTCTTCGGAGCTTTGTATGGTTTTGACAGCACAGTTGATAACGCTTTACAAACAGAGCAAGGAGAGTTTATGATGACTGAACAAGAAGAGATATTACTATTTGAACCAGTAGAATAATAAAAATAATAAAATGGCTAACAAGAAATTTACAGAACTTACCGATCTACCTAGTCCAGCAGGTGCAGATATTCTAGCAATAGTTGACGATGTAGCAGGTACACCAACAACAAAGAAAGTAACAGCTACTAACCTAATGTCTCTTGCACCTGTTCAGACATCAGACCTAAACGGACTGCAAGCTGAACCTTCTGAAGGAGCATTCGTAGATGGAGATAAAACTAAACTAGACTCAGCTTTACAGAGTGTATCTGCTGGTGACTTAACAGATGGTAACTTTGATGGTGAAGCAATCTTAGGATTCGATGCTAGTATCAACGACAAAACAAACGACTACACTTTGTTAGCTAGTGACAATGGAAAAGTCGTAGTTATGAATAAGGCATCAGCAGTAACTGTTACTGTACCAAGCGGATTGGGTGCTGGATTTAATTGTAGCTTCGTTCAAAAGGGTGCAGGTCAAGTTAGCTTTAGTGATGACTCAGGAGCTACTGCGATCAACAATAGACAGTCCCACACCAAAATCAATGCTCAGTACGGAGTAGCTAGTTTATTAGCTTATGCCGCTGACACTTTTGTTCTAGCTGGAGACACAGCTTCCTAATGTTCGTCTTACCAACATTTGGTCTGGGAGTCATAGGCAGTCCTACTGCACCGCCTTCAGTATTTAATGATACCTTAGTATTCCCCACTATCCAAGTATTTGACACAGAGGCAGAGTTTATAGATCAAACAGATGCACCTAACTACACAATCGTCCACGCAAAAGACACCGATAGGTTGTATGTGTGGAATGGTAATGTGTGGGTGGTATATATTCAGAATTAATTAACACTATGAGTACATTAACTTCAACAACTTCAACAACTCGACCAACTTTAGGACTAAGTGATGTGGGTAAATCCTATTTTGAAACAGATTCTAATAACATATTAGTATGGGATGGTGCTAATTGGCAGAGTTTTGATGGTAATATTTCAAATAGGTTTTCAGCTTTTTACGATGGTACAGATGACCACTTCACAGGCACACTACCTACTACTTTAATGTCGTCAGATTTTACTACCTCAATTTGGTTAAAAGTCCCAGGTTCAGCAGTAGCCGATGGAGCTATTTACGCAAATAATTATAGTGCTAGTGGAAAATTAGGATGGAGATTATATTTCGACAACCAAGACGCTTCAGGTAATGGAAATTTAAGCCTTTGGGTATCCGATGGTTCAGGTAATTTTGATAACGCAATCGCTAATGTTTCAATTAATTTAGGTTCTAATTCATGGACTAACTTAGTTTGGGGCAGAAGTAGTGGTACACACTTTGTTTATGTTAATGCTAGCCAAGTAACAATAACCCAAGGCACACAAGGATTTAATAGTTCTACTTCAAACTTTGCAGACTCCAATCAAGCATTTAAAATTTTTGAGGAGACAATTGGTGGCGGTCCGATTGGAGGTTATACTGACGAGTTTGCGGTTTGGGACAGAGCTTTATCAACATCAGAAATAGGACAACTCAAAAAGAACGACAAACCTAGTGACCTGTCATCTCTTGCACCTGAAGTTTGGTTCAGATTTGGGGACGCTAATGGCGATCAAGATAGTGGCGGAGGAAGTCCAGCATCAGGAGATACTATAGGAACTTTAGTAAACTTAGGGTCAGTAACCACAAACGCTACATTAACTCAACAAAACGGAGTACAATATAACTCTGATGTCCCAGTTTAATAATGAGAACATACTGCATAATAAATTCTGACGAAGTTAGCTCTGTAGACTTCGATCAAGTACAAGAAACATCCGCTGACACACTTCGATATTCAGTCGATGGCACTAAAACATTTGTTAAGTACGAAGACGGACAACCATCTTTTCTGTGGGGTAAGACTGAATACACTCACGAAGAAATATTAGAAGTGTTAGCCACAGACGAGTGGACACCACCTGACGAAGAAATCTAATATGCACGAGACAGCTCAAGGGCTATACAGTAGCTTGGAGAACCAAAGGTGGTCTTTCTTGGATAGAGGTAGAACCTCATCTGAGTTGACTATTCCTTACATTATGCCGCCTGATGGTCATAGTCACGCTACTAAGTACTACACACCATATCAAGGAGTAGGAGCTAGAGGAGTTAATAACCTAGCATCTAAATTACTATTAGCTTTGTTACCACCTAACGCACCTTTCTTTCGTCTTGTTATTGACAGGTATGAATTAGATAAAGCAAAGCAGGAGCTAGGACCAGAGGGAGGAGAGCAGTTACGATCTGACTTAGAGAAAGCATTAGCAGATGTAGAAAGAAGTGTATCTCAAGAAGTAGAAGTTGAAGCATTTAGAGTAGGAGTTTTTGAAGCTTTAAAGAATTTATTAGTAACAGGAAATACATTGTTATACTTACCTGATGATGGTGGTATGAGAGTATTCAGACTGGATCGTTATGTAGTAAAAAGAGACCCAATGGGGAATGTAACACACATAGCTATCAAAGAAACTGTTGCTCCAATGATGTTACCTGAGTCTGTAAGAGAAGAGGTATATCGTCAAGAGAAAGAAAACAGCTGTGATCTTTATACTTCTGTTGTAAGAGAAGGCAATGAATTTGTAGTACAACAGGATGTAAAAGGAATTGTAATAGAAGAATCCAGAGGTAGATACCCAATAGAAAAGACTCCATTCCTACCACTTAGATATACAAGGATAGATGGTGAGGACTACGGCAGAGGATTTGTAGAGGAGTACATTGGAGACTTGAAGTCTTTGGAAGCTCTTACTAAAGCTATAGTAGAGGGTAGTGCAGCAGCAGCTAAGGTATTGTTCATGGTCAATCCTAACGGTACTACAAGGGCTAAGACATTATCTGAATCTCCTAACGGTGCTATTGTACAGGGTTCTGACGGAGATGTATCTGTCTTACAACTTAACAAGTTCAATGACTTCAGGACTGCACAGTCAGTAATGAATGGAATAAGTGATAGATTGTCACAGGCATTCCTATTGAACAGTGGAGTAGTAAGAGATGCAGAAAGAGTAACAGCAGAGGAGATAAGGATGTTATCCCAGGAGTTGGAAGCTGCACTAGGTGGACTTTATTCTTTGTTATCTCAAGAGTTTCAAATGCCTGTAGTAACAAGGTTAATGGCTAGGATGGCTAAGGAAAATAGATTACCTAAGCTACCTAAAGACATTGTTAAACCTACTATTGTTACTGGTGTTGAAGCACTAGGACGAGGTAATGACTTACAAAAACTTGATCTATTCCTTGCTGGTGCTAATCAGATAGTTGGTCCACAAGCAGTTGCTGAATATGTTAATGTATCTGACTACTTCAAAAGAAGAGCAACAGCGTTAGGCATCGAGACTGAAGGATTAATCAAGACAGAAGAAGAAATTCAACAAGCTATGCAGATGGCACAACAACAAGAGATGATGATGAAGTTGGGTCAACCTGCTGTAGCACCTGCTATCAATGCTGCACAAGAGCAGTATATGGCTAGTCAACAACAACCACAAGAAGAGTAAAGAGAGATATGGCTGAATTACACCGAGTAGAGATAAATGAAAAAGCACCACAGGAGATTGACCCTGAGTCAGAGGAGACTGTTGAATCAGTACCTGAAGAACAAACGCAACAGGATAGACCTGATTGGTTACCTGAAAAGTTTAAGAGTGCTGAGGATATGGCTAATGCCTATAGTGAACTTGAAAAGAAATTGGGAGCAGGGGCTGAACAAGAAGAAGAACAACAACCAGAAGAAGAGCAAAGCGATGAACAACAAGAGGACACCGATACAGAAAACACGGATACTAATACTGTTATTGCTGAAGCTAGTAAAGAGTTCTTTGAGAATGACGGTGTTATATCTGAAGAGACCTATAAGAATCTTGCTGAAGTTGGGCTACCGAAGGAGTTAGTAGATAGCTACGCTGCTGGTCAACAAGCATTGATGGAAAGTGAAGAAGGAAGCATCAAGGCTGTAGCAGATGGTAATTGGGATCAAATGGCAGAATGGGCATCTAACAACCTCTCACCTGAAGAGATAAATACTTTTGATGATATAGTACAGAACGGAACAGTTGACCAAGCAAAGCTTGCAGCTAAAGGACTGTACGCACAATACAAGGCAGAGAATGGAGTTGCACCTAGACTGACACAAGGTTCAGTGACTGGTTCAGCTACTATGCCTTTCAAGTCTAATCAGGAACTTGCTCGTGCAATGTCTGATCCTCGATATAAAAGTGGTGACAAAGCTTATCACGAAGAGATTGACAGACGCATCGCAGTAAGTAACAATTACCTTTAATATTAGTTTTGCTCGTAGAAAAGCCTTGGACTCCACTTATTTTTCTCCCAGTTTTTTGGTTGCTGGTTTTTTTAGGTGGATGTTCCAAGGCTACTTTCTACCCACTAGCTGGTAGTGTAGGCGGAGCAACTGTAGGAGCTTTAGGTGGTCCTGGTCCTGCCGCTGGCGGTGCTGCTCTAGGATGGGGAGTAGGAAAAGGAGCACAGTTAATGGAAGAAAACCAAGGACTAGCTAAGAAGGCTAAGGCTTTATCTGAAGGAGATGTACAGAAACTTGTACAATTACAACTAGATGAAAAGATGGATGATGGATTCTTTGATTCTATGTTAGACGAAGTGTATGGATTCTTGAAACTATGTCTAGTAGGTGTTATCCTTTGGAATGTAGTACCTATAATCTACACTAGATATGTACACAATAAAGCTAAGAATAAATGAAAAAACTATTAGATAAATACAATTCACTAACAAAGAAGGAAAAGGCTATTGTCTTGACTGTTCTTTGCTTAGGTGGAATTATTATATTAAATTCACTTTGAATAGACAATTAGTATAACTAATGTCAAGACCCACTGCGGTGGACAATCTCGAACAAAGGTTACAACGAAAGTCACATAACATAAACACAAACATTAATAACAAAATACATAAGGAGATAACATAATATGTCTAATACAACTCCCTCTCGTGTAGGACAAGTTAATAGTGCTGGTGATGTAGATGCTTTGTTTCTTAAAAAGTTCAGCGGAGAAATCTTGCAGACCTTTGAAGAGGCTAACATTTTCAAACCACTTCATACTATCCGCACAATCGAAAACGGTAAATCAGCTCAGTTCCCTGTTACAGGAATTGCTTCTGCAAATTACCACACGCCAGGCGAAAGCATTGCTTCTAACGGTTTAACTGGAGCAGGCGGATACCTCAGTGATATCAAGAAAGCTGAACAAACCATCACTATCGATAAGATGCTTTTGGCTTCTACTTTCTTGTCTAACATTGATGATGTAAAGAACCACTACGACATTCGTTCAGTTTACGCTAACGAGTTAGGTAAGGCTCTTGCACTTCGCTTCGACACTGCTATTGCTAAAGTATTCATCGCTGCTGCTCGTAGTTCTGCTGTCATTACTGGCGGTAAAACTGGTGGACAACTTGATGTTGCTAACAATGACTTCAGTGCTGGAGATGTTGCAGGTACTCCTGCTGCTGTTACTGGTGCTGAGTTAATCACTGCTTTGTTTTCAGCTGCTCAAAAGCTTGACGAGAATGATGTTCCTAGTGACGGACGCTTTGCTGTTCTTCGTCCTAGTGAATACTACAAACTTATTACAGGAGGTAGCGGTGCAGTTGCTATCAATACTTCTGCTGCTAATAAAGATGTAGGAGGTTCAGGATCACTTGCTTCTGGTAGCATTGCACAAGTAGCTGGTATCAACATACTCAAATCCACTCACATCCCATCAACTGATTTGTCAGCTGTTTCTACTGGAGACGGTTCATCAGCTAATGATGTGTTTGCTGGAAATGGTGAAGGATACAATGGTGACTTCAGAAACAGCTTGGGTATCGTAGGACACTCTGCTGCTGTTGGAACTGTTAAACTACTTGATCTTGCTACTGAATCTGAATATCAGATTGAGCGTCAAGGTACATTGTTCGTTGCTAAGTATGCTATGGGTCACGGAATCCTCCGTCCTGAGTGTGCTATCGAATTAGTATCTTAATAGGATTCTCTCTTCGGTGTTGGGTGGTCTGTGATTCGTTCCGCACCCTCCACCGATATTTTTATTTATTAAGCTATGGCACTGACAACTAAACTAGAAGCGGTAAACATAATGATCTCTGTAATAGGAGAATCACCTGTTAATACTTTAAGTGGAACAAGTGTTCCTGTAACAGTTACACAAGCAGTCCATGCTTTAGAAGAAACAAGTAAGGCTATTCAATCGGAAGGATGGCATTTCAATACTGAGTATGATTATCCATTAGTACCAGATGCTAATACAAGTAAGATTACTCTTCCGAACAATACATTAAAGGTAGACTTAGACCCTGAGTTAAACACAGATACTGATCCTGTACAAAGAGGTACTACACTGTACGACAGGAAGAATCACAGGGATACTTGGACTAAGGACTTGAAAGCTATAATTACTTTTGAGTTGGAATTTGAAGAACTACCTGAACAATTTAGACATTACATATCTGTTAAAGCTGCTAGAATATTTGCTGCTAGGTTCTTAGGTAGTAGAGAGATAGAAGGCTTTGCATTGAGAGATGAGATAGAAGCAAAAGCTAGGGCTATTGAAAGTGATACTGAGAATGCAGACAGGACTATCTTCGATCACTATAGCGTGTTACGAGTACTTGATCGCTAGAGATGCCACTGCTTCACACCAGTATTCCTAACCTTGCACAAGGTGTATCACAACAGCCTGACAATTTAAGATACCCTGGACAGTGTGATGAGCAGATAAACGCTTGGTCTACTGTAGTAGAGGGATTAGTAAAAAGACCTAATAGTAGGTTATTAAACCAAGTCAATGCTCAGTTAGGTACAAATCTTACTGCTGATATTCTTACGCATTATGTGGATAGAGATCAGGATAATAGATATGTTATCACTTACGACAGA